AACCGGCGGCCATCCACCGCCCATTGAAACACTGAATAAATGCGTTGAAGTCTTGTATTAACCGTTCCGTTCGCCGCGATAAGGCCAAGAGGATTTATGAGTGACTTGGAGTTTGGCTTAAAGATATACGCCTTATGGTTTGTCGGGATGTTTCTGCTCGGCATAGCAATCAACTCGCTGACGAAAAAAGAACATCGCCAGCCACTTTCAAAACTAGCCATTGACCATGTACGCATGTCTTCCGCAATAACCATTGTGGGAATGATCGTGTGCGGTATGGGCTGGTTCTTATTCAAGGTGGTGTGAGATGACAGTCACCCACAACGGCAAGCAGTACACCGCCAAAAAGCTCAACGATAACGAGTGGCAGCTGACGTCGGTATCGGCACCGCGGGAAAAACTGGTGCTGAACCGCTGGCAGATGCATATCGCTGGCCTCCTGGAACAGGTTGAGGTGAAGGTATGATCGGAATGCACTACGGCACCGCATCAGTGCCACGTAGCGAGGTTTTACCGGGCACAATGCTGCAACACCACGGCAAAACTTATCGCGCCTCTGCGAACGTTGAGAAAGGCCTGTACGCCTTCAACATCTTCGAAAAAACCATCATCAAAAGTGATTCCGTCGTTGTGCTGCTGAATGAGCGCGGCGAGCCGATGGTTCACTGATATCAACCACCCTATTCAACCGATCGGCCTGGCATTACGCGGGCGGGATCTGCACATCCAAATTTCAGGAGTTCAGCCATGAACGCATACCTCACTTACGACCGCATCGAAGATCGGCGCTGGGTTGAGCAGCAGCTCACCGATGAGAAAGAGAAGTGGATCGACGACCGGGCGAAGGAACTGATCGCCATGTTTCCTGCGAAACCTCTGGAGATGAGCAATTTGTTCCTGCCTCAGGAAGCTCAGTTTGCGCTTATCGGAGAAAAGGCCGAAGAGGCATACAACGAATACATTTCGGCCTGCGCATATGCCCGTGCCGAAGAAGAATGGCAGCGCCAAGCACCCTGCCCTTTCTAAGGAGCGATTATGAGCTTAACCCTTGTTGATTTCGTCAAACAACAGGAGCCGCTTTTCAATAAGGCGGCCACAGACGACCGGATGGTGTGGGCGAAGGAAAGCCAGTTCGCCATCCAACTATTTCAGAACAACGACTACCTCGCGAAAGTCGCTTTCCAGAACCAGACCAGCACGCAGAACGCAATCATCAACGTTGCGGCTATCGGTATTTCGCTAAACCCAGCTCAGAAGCTGGCTTACCTGGTTCCGCGTAAAGGGGCTATTTGCCTAGACATCAGTTACATGGGCCTGATGCATATCGCGCAGCAGTCTGGCGCCATTAAGTGGTGCCAGTCGGCTATTGTTCGAAGAAACGACCAGTTCCGCCGCGAGGGGCTCGATAAACCGCCAATCCACATCTACAACGACTTCGATACTGAAGAACAGCGCGGGGACATCGTAGGCGCGTATGTAACGGTAAAAACTGACGATGGTGATTACCTCACCCATACGATGCGCATCGATGCCATCTACTCCATCCGTGACCGCTCAGAAGCGTGGAAGAAGTACAAATCCGACAACAGCAAGAAGTGTCCATGGGTCACCGATGAAGAGCAGATGATCCTCAAGACGGTAGTGAAGCAGGCTGCAAAATACTGGCCTCGCCGTGAACGCCTGGATGCCGCCATCGACCACGTTAATACCGAGGGCGAAGAAGGTATCAACTTTACAGCAGAGCGTCAGCCTGAGCGCGATATAACGCCGCTTAGCGAAACCACGCAGAAAGAGATTAACGACCTGCTTGTCTCCTTGGATAAGACATGGGATGCCGATCTTCTCCCTCTCTGTTCACGCATTTTCAAACGCCCTATCTCGCAGCCATCCGACCTGACAGAACTGGAAGGTGTTAAGGCTCTCGGGTTCCTCAGGCAAAAGGCGGCAGCATGACACCAGAAATTATCCTAGCCCGGGCCGGTATTGACGTAACAACTATCCAACAGGGCGATGAGGCGTGGCACAGGCTGCGCCTCGGCGTCATCACCGCCTCAGAAGTACACAACGTCATCGCCAAGCCAAGATCGGGAAAGAAATGGACAGACATGAAGATGTCCTACTTCCACACTTTGCTCGCCGAGGTATGCACCGGCGTCGCGCCAGAGGTTAACGCCAAGGCACTGGCCTGGGGTAAGCAGTACGAGGAAGATGCTCGTACCCTTTTCGAGTTCACCACTGACGTGAAAGTCACGGAGTCTCCGATCCTGTTCCGTGACGAGAGCATGCGCACTGCGTGCTCCCCTGACGGCCTGTGCAGTAACGGGTTCGGCCTCGAATTGAAATGCCCTTTCACCTCCCGCGACTTCATGAAATTCCGCCTTGGCGGTTTCGAAGCCATCAAGTCTGCGTACATGGCCCAGGTGCAGTACAGCATGTGGGTTACCGGAAAAGATGCCTGGTTCTTTGCCAACTACGACCCACGCATGAAACGCGAAGGTATTCACCACGTCGTAGTTGAGCGGGATACGCAGTACATGTCCGAATTCAACGAAATGGTGCCGGAGTTCATCGAGAAGATGGACGAGGCGCTGGCGGAAATCGGCTTCACGTTCGGGGAGCAGTGGAAATGAAACGCACACCCTTCTACCGCAGGCCCGGGCGAACCGGGCAATTTTCCGGCCTCCGTGAACGCGTTATCTGGATGATTCAGACGCGCGGCCGCCCGGTCACCGGCAGCGAAATCGCCGAGAAGTTTGGCGTAACGCTCATTGAGTTTAACCGGGTGGCCAACGGCATTACCCGCGGCGCCGGACAAATAGCGCAAATTGTCGCGTCGGAAACATGGCTCAACGAGGACGGTATCTGCGACCGGACATTTAGCCTGGCCAGCAAGCCAAAGGTCGTAACGCCGCAAGGCAAATCACGCCTGTTCACCCGGCGCGCCATTGAGCAATCGCAGGAAGGCAGGCGGCAGGAGTGCATAGCGCGCGCCGCACGCCGTCGCCGCCTCATTTCCAAGGGTCTCTACATCGACGAAATGGAGTCCATCCTATGACTCACGCTCACGACGACATCAGGGTTGGCTCACTGTGCCTTCCCTTCATTGGTAACGGCTGGCTAATGCCATGGGGAGAAGTGGTCAGCAATCCATTAAAGGCGCAGCGGCTCGCTGAGGAATATCGGGAAAGGCAGGAGGCGGCATGAGAGCGAAATACTCACTTCTGTATGTCGATCCGCCTTGGTCTTACGGCAACACCATCAGCAACGGGGCTGCTGCCGATCACTATTCCACCATGAAGCTCATCGACATCAAGCGCCTGCCAGTCTGGGAACTCGCTGCCGAAAACGCGGTGCTGGCGATGTGGTACACCGGCACGCATAACCAGGAGGCTATCGAGCTGGCCGAGGCTTGGGGATTTACCGTTCGCACGATGAAGGGCTTTACCTGGGTGAAGCTGAATCAGAACGCGGAATTGCGCATCAACAAGGCGCTGGCCGAGGGTGAAATCACCGACTTTTACGACTTCCTTGATCTGCTTAACGCCGAGACGCGCATGAACGGTGGCAACCACACCCGCGCCAATACTGAAGACTTGCTGATTGCTACCCGCGGCGCCGGGCTGGAACGAAAGCATGCTGGGATTAAACAGGTGGTCTACAGCCCGCTCGGAGCACACAGCGAAAAGCCGTGGGAAGTTCGCCACCGACTGGAGCTGCTTTACGGCGATGTGCCGCGCATTGAGCTGTTTAGCCGCAGCGCGGCGCCGGGCTGGGATCATTGGGGAAATCAGTGTGCCACCTCCGCTGTTGAATTGCTACCCGGCTGCGCCATCGATGTTGTTAAGACGGAGGCCGCATGACGCCAGAAACAGACAACGCCATCCGTTCCGCCTGCCGCCGCTGCACCGAGGAAATCCAGCAGGCCATGCGCAAGAAGCCAAAGCCAAACTGGAACGAAACGGTGCCTCCCATCATCAACAAGCATCACAAGAAAATTGAAGCTCTGGGAGTTAGCCTCCTGGAGTTCGACGTTTACACAGGGCGGCTTAATCGCCGCTTCGGAGTGGAATCGTGAAAGTTTATATTGCCGGGCCGATGAGCGGCCTACCTAATTTTAACCGTGCCGCTTTTAACCATGCGCATTTTCATCTCTGGTCGAAAGGCCATATTGTTCTGAATCCCGCCCGTCTACCAGATGGATTAACCCAGGCCGAGTACATGGACATCTGCCTGTCTATGCTTCGCTGTGCTGATGCTATCTACATGCTTGAAGGTTGGGAGCACTCCGCTGGCGCCCGCGCGGAGAATGCCCTGGCCGAGAAGCTGGAAATGGAAATTATCTTCCAGGAAGAGGATCGCGCCGCATGAACAGAGCCTCACCAGTTGATTTGAGAAAAAGCCTCGAAATTGCCAACCATCTTGCGCACATCGGAATTCGCTTTGTGCCGATCCCGGTGGCGACCGAAGAAGAATTCCAGACGCTGGCCGCCGAGCTATCGCGACGGCTTGAGCAGATGGCTGTCGAAGCCGAGAAGAATGAAGGCGGTGCAGCATGAAGGCACTAATCACCAGGTCGCTATCGCGGCCTTTTTTATTGCTGGCGTTCACCTTCAACCGAATTAACCGACAGTTCCGGGAGCATTGACCATGATTACTCAGGCAAGACTTAAGGAGTGCTTAGATTATGACCCGCTTACTGGATCGTTTACTTGGATAAAATCCACCGCTTATTGCATAAAGCCGGGAATGCCAGCTGACAGCCTGACCTGCAATGGTTACATCGGGATTAAGCTCGACGGGAAGAATTACTTGGCGCACAGATTGGCCTGGCTTTACATGTTTGGCGAATTCCCTCCTGGTCACCTTGACCATATCAACTGCGTTCGTACCGACAATCGTATCGCAAATCTACGCCCAGCGACTCACACCCAAAACATGCATAACCAAAGGCTGCGCAAGACCAACAAAAGCGGTCACAAAGGTGTCAGTTGGTGCAATAAAACTAAGAAATGGCACTCCCAGTGCATGTTTGAAAGAAAGAAATATCACTTGGGTAAATTTGAAAATATTGAAGATGCAATTCAAGCCGTTGAGTCATTTAGAAATGCACGACATGGCGAATTCGCTAATCACGGCCAAACCGCGAGTAAGGAGTGACCATGGACATCATCGATACCGCAGCAGAGATTGAAGAGCTTCAGCGTAACGCTGCCCTTTCCGCTCACCGCATCGACCGCAACGCCGTATCAGCCGAGCGTTGTGAAGAATGCGACGAACCAATTCCCGAGCCGCGGCGCGCTGCCGTACCCGGCTGCCAGACGTGCGCCAGTTGCCAGACTGACCTGGAGCTTATACGCAAGCAAAGGGGGTTGTGATGGATAGGGCCGAAATTGATTTAATTCTTGAGAGTAAGCCAAGGAAATTTCACAGGAACAACCTTGTTAAAGGTGTTGGTAAAAACGACTCACCTTTCTGCACCGGCGCCGAGTTCGATGGAAAGGTGATCAACCATAGGGCTTATGATATCTGGTGCGGAATGCTACAGAGGGCAACGTGCCCCTCCTACCAGGAAAAGCATCCCCACTACAAAGGTTGTTCTGTATGCGAAGAGTGGCTCACGTTCACAACCTTTTTCGCATGGTGGAAGAAAAATCACGTAGATGGCTGGGAGTTGGACAAGGACTTCACCGTTATTGGCAAAAAGGTTTACTCCCCAGAAACATGTATTTTTATCCCAAGCCAGCTCAATTCATTCATCAACGCAAAAGGTAAACACAACGGAGAATTGCCTGTTGGCGTTATGTACGTTCCATCACTTTCAAAATTCAAAAGCGTAATCATTTTCATGCGACAGTACCATTATCTCGGGCTGTTCGAGTCAGCCGATGATGCCCATCTTGCATGGATTACCAAAAAGTTAACATTCGCCCACCAATTCAAAGAAATGTGCAACCTGATTTCCCCTTGGCTTTTTGAGGCGTTGATTACTCGCGTTTTGGCGCTATCAAACGCACCGAGTAAGTACGAAATTGCCGAGCGGATCGCCGAAGAAATCGAAACAGCAGAACACCTGAAGAAGCTGCGTGCCCAGCGCGCGGCATGAGGAGAGATTATGGGAAAGATGACGTTCGTATTTGAGTATGAGGACGGTAAAGAGCCGCCGGTTAACGCTGGCATGTCGTTTATGGGTGGGAAGATTGTCGCCGCGTCTTTCCGTGACGCGCTTGAGGACAATGAGCCGATTGATAACGAAATGACAAGCGAAGGGCTGACCGTCGATATCATCGTTGCAGACCTGAACAACGGCGGCCCAATCAGCAGCGCGCTGACCGGAAACTTCTCGGTGAAGCGGAATTCCCGATCGCAGATCTAACTCACGCAACTGATAGCCAGTTATGAGCTGGCTATTGGGTGCGAAAGCACTGCAACGTCATCCCTTTTGCCCGGCCCCGCGCCGGGCTTCTTTTTGGGAGTTCACAATGCAATCAAACCCCATGACCTGGCTCATCGTCGCAATTATGGCGCTGGGCGCTCTCATCTCATTTATTCACGAACCGGAAGGTGTGCAATGGCTGCTTTTAATGTGGGCGCAATAGTCCAGAAGAAGACCGGCGGCATTCATGGTGTGGTGGATAGCCTGCAGGATCCTGACGGTGACCATCCGCAGTTCTGGGTGCGTTGGGATGACAGAAATTATTCAGTTCATCCGGAAAACGAATTACGCGCGGCCACACCAGATCAGCCGCAGTTTTATAAAACGATGTCATAGGAGCGATCATGAGCGAAATTATTCAAATCGTGCCCAGCGATTGGGTGACAGAAGACCTGCTTGTGAAGATGACAGGGCTCCGCCCGGGAACGATAGCGCGGGCCCGTAAAAACAGTTGGCTCTGCGGCAGGGAGTACGTCCACATGTCACCGGACAGCATTCCAAAGGAAAACAGCGAGTGCTTGTATAACCATAAAGCGATCGACCAGTGGGTTGAGAGCCTCAAAAAGAAACAGCCGGGTGCGCGCCAATGAGGATCCGTTTATGCTTAGCGGGCTCTTGGACGTCAGGAGGGAATAATGGCTAAGTCAGCATATCCAACAGGCGTGGAGAATCATGGCGGTACGCTCCGCATATGGTTCATCTATAAAGGCAGCCGGGTGCGTGAAAGCCTCGGCGTGCCGGATACACCAAAAAACAGAAAGGTCGCTGGCGAGCTGCGCGCGTCGGTGTGCTTTTCGATTAAGACCGGCAACTTCAACTATGCCGCCCAGTTCCCGGATTCTCCTAACCTGAAAAGATTTGGTGTGGAGAGCAAGGAAATAACTGTGCTAGAGCTGGCTACCAAGTGGCTTGAACTGAAGCGTATGGAGATTAGCACCAACGCGATGTCTCGCTATACATCTATAGCGCGCAACATGGTGCCAAGGATAGGCGGCGACAGGCTGGCTTCAGCGGTGACACAGGAAGACCTACTGTTTATCAGAAAGGAATTGCTGACCGGTTATCACGTCCTGAAGACGGGACAGAAAACACCGGTGAAAGGGCGCTCTGTCAGAACGGTGAACAACTACATGAGAACCATGTCAGGTATGTTTAACTTTGCAGCTGATAGCGGGTATGTAAAAGCGAATCCGTTTAATGGTATTTCTCTGCTCAAACGGGCTCGTACCGAGCCAGATCCGCTAACGCGAGAAGAATTCATCCGGATGATTAACGCATGTACCCACCAGCAACTTAAAAATATGTGGTCGCTGGCAGTTTATACCGGAGTACGTCACGGAGAGCTGGTAGCTCTTGCCTGGGAAGACATTGACCTGAAAGCAGGCACGATGATCATCCGCCGGAACCATACTTTGACGAAGGAGTTCACCCTTCCGAAAACGGACGCCGGAACGGACCGCATCATCAACCTCATTCAGCCAGCGATCGACGTGCTGAAGAGGCAGGCCGAATTAACACGCCTGGGCAAGCAGTACCAGGTTGAAGTGAAACTGCGCGAGTATGGTCGTACTGATGTGCATCCGTGCACTTTCGTGTTCAACCCACAGATCGCTGCGCGTAATGGCCGTGCCGGGCATCATTACGCTGTGGGGTCGATTAACCAGTCATGGGAGGCAGCAATGCGGCGCGCCGGGATTCGCTATCGCAAAGCATACCAATCCCGACACACTTATGCATGCTGGTCGTTAGCTGCCGGTGCTAACCCTAACTTCATCGCGAAGCAAATGGGACACACCGACGCGCAAATGGTTTATCGGGTATATGGTTCCTGGATGGCTGAAAATAACCAGGACCAGGTACTTATCCTCAACCAGAAATTGAGTGAGTTTGCCCCACCTATGCCCCACGCAACAGGATCGGATGGTTATTAATTATAATTATCATTAGGTTAGACAACCTAAACCTGCATGGACATCA